CTTCGTTTCTTAACTAAGACAATCTATGGGGCTAGGGGCCGTAAGTTACGGCCTATTGAAGTCCATGACATGGCTTGTGTTATTGCTAATGCTGTGATTGTAGGTGGCGTTCGTCGTTCAGCTATGATCTCCCTTTCTGATCTTAAAGATCATGAGATGGCTAATGCAAAAAGCGGTAACTGGTGGGAAGCGCATCCTCATAGAGCGCTTGCTAACAACTCTGCTGTCTATACAAGCAAACCACAAATGGACGAGTTTATGGAAGAGTGGCTACGTATTTACCGAAGTTATTCGGGTGAACGTGGCATCTTTAATCGTGAAGCTGCTCAAGGGGGTAGTCGTGGTGATGAACACTTTGGCACAAACCCATGTGGTGAGATTACTCTAAGACCTATGCAGTTCTGTAATCTAACAGAGGTTGTACTTAGAGATGGTGACAAGGCTTCTTGTATTGAGGATAAAATAAAAGCAGCTACAATCATTGGTTGTATTCAGGCAACGTGTACTAAATTTCCTTATCTTCGTAAGAAGTGGACAGCAAATACAGAAGAAGAAGCTCTGTTAGGAGTTTCTCTTACTGGCATAGCTGACTTTAAACCTACTGATAAAGAATATGTAAAGTGGCGAAAGATTGCTCATGATACTGCTAAAGATTACCATAAGCCGTTAGGTATTAATATGCCCGCTGCAATTACTACGGTAAAGCCCAGTGGAACAGTATCTTGTTTAGTTGATTCTAGTTCAGGTATTCATGAGAGATGGTCGCAATACTACATTCGTCGAGTGCGAATGGATGTTAAAGATCCTATGTGTTTGTTAATGAAGGACTCAGGTATTCCTGGTGCTCCTTGTGTTAATAATCCTCTTAATACCTATGTGTTTGATTTCCCTATTGGAATTAATAGGGCTGTAAATGAATTCAGCGCTTCTGGCCAGCTTTATAACTGGTCTGTTGTTAAGAAATCGTATACAGATCACAACCCTTCTGTTACAATTACATACAAACCAGAAGAGTATATGTCACTAGGATCTGACCTTTATGGAAAGTATTGGGATATTGCTCAAGGTCTTTCGTTCTTACCAAGAACAGATCATGTATATCGGCAAGCTCCCTACGAAACTATAACAAAAGATCAGTACCAAAAACTTGCAAAAGTAATGCCAACAGTTGATTGGACATTGCTAGGTAAATACGAATTAGAAGACAACACTAAATCAAGTCAAGCTTTTGCTTGTACTGGTGGGTCTTGTGAAATTGTAGATACCACAGAAAACTAATTATAGCTAGGTTCTCGAAAGAGGATCTAGCTATTTTTTCGATCTAATATGGAGAACACACATGTCTTATTTAGGTATGGAGGCTATTTTACACCGCCTTCGTAATGGAGTTACTATGCTGTCTCCAGGAGAACAGCGAACAATTTTAAATCATTTGGTGGAAGAAGTAGATGAGCTTAAGCGACAAGTTAAAAGCCTTCGTGGACCCGAATCTTCCGGCGGTTCTGAAGAAAAGAATCCCGGAGATAGAGTACGTCGAGGAAGAAAGCCCAAACAAGACTCAAACGAGGCTGGCTCGACGACAGGGAATGCTTGATCTAGTAATTATTCTTGAAGCCATGATACGAGAACAGGAACGTAACTAATGTCTATTTTTTTAAATGACGCTTATAGAAGACAGGGTATTATATACCAAGGCGCTTCTAGAGGAGATAGTCAAGGAATTGCAGACCACTTTTCAGCCCGCTTGGGGTCTCGTATGGGTAGAATGGCTAGCGAATCTTCTTTAAGAACTGATGAATTAACAAGTGATTTTAATGAATTCGGTTTAGAAAACCTATACGATGATAGAAATAAACAAATTTCAGATGAAGCTCAAAAGCTTTCTACGGAAGGCGCTGCTTTTGTTCTTAAATCTAAGGCATCTTCTCCTGCTAAATCAGAGAGCGAGTATGTTAGACGAACAATGCAAAGAAGACAAACTCTTCAGCAGGCAAAAAGAAAACTAGAAAAAGCTAATGAGCTTTATAAAAATGTAGGCTCTTCTTTTAGATTTGAAGAAACAGGTTACACAGCTTTAAATGAAGACGCAAAACAGTTTTATAGTCAGTTTGATCAACAAATCGCTGAGCGTCAGGCTTCTTATGCTTCAATGTATGGTTATAAAGACTTCGATTCCCTAAATGAAGGGTACGGTGCAGGCCAGGATTTTAGTATAAACTTTCGAAACATGACTGAAGAAGAGCAAGCTCAGTATATAGAGTATTTTGGCGACCCTAGTGAAGAAGGCCATGCGGTAAATCTGGACCCTTATGGAGAGTTTTCTGGCGGCAGCGTTGGAGGTGCTATTGGTTATGGTGCGAATGAAGCCCGAAGAAATTTTATAAGAAATTATATTGAATCAGGTCGAGATGCTCGCATAGGCCAAAGAGATATAATGGATATGATTATGTCTGATTTAACTGGCATAAGCTCTGGAGATTTGGGTCGTCTAAACTTATACGATGGTGGTGGCGGACTAGGCAATCCACAATCTTATACTGAAGATCAAATGGCAGGCTTAAGAGAATTTTATGCTACATCAGGTGTTGCTGGAATAAGAAACGCTAACGAAAAAGCTAGGCTTGAAGATGAGTTTCGTCGTAAAGCCGCAATTGATGCAGCCACTAGCGCAACAGCTTCTCAAAAAGGCATGGGTAAAGCAGCCTCACAATCAATAGGTGAAACTACTGAAGGCATTCAAATGCAATTAAGAGAACTTGATGAGCGATTTATGAAAAACATTGGCTCGTTTAGAAGCGCGCCTAAAAAACGAAAAGTGCCTAAGATTTCCTTTACGGAAGGTAGGCCTGTTTAGGAGATATTATTATGGGCGGCGGTGCTCCAAGTATTGATGGCGGTATGAGTGAAGAGCAGTATAGAAGACTGCAAATGGAAGAACGACAATTTATGGTTGAACAAGAAGAGCGGCAAATGTCTTTGATGAACGAGATGGAAGATAAACGTGTTCAAAGAGAAAAGGCTGAAATGCAAAAGCAAGAAAGACTTCGTAGTAAAGAAGAAGAAGCTTTGTCTGCTCTTGAAGCTACTATTGGAGATGAAGTAGCTGAGTTTGGAAAACAAAATGATAAAGAAGATAAGGATCTAGTTATGGATTTTTACGGTAGTTTAGCGAAAAATAATCCAGGTGTTACTACAGATCCGCAAGGAGGGTCTATGCAAGGCCCTACTGGCACATATAGCACTGGTACAAGTGGTGGAAGAGCTGGAGGTAGACCCAGATGAATTTAGCTAGTGAACTTGAAGGCACTATTGCTGATCGGTTTTCTGAGCTAGATTCACGACGACGTTCTAAGCTTGATAGAGCTAGGGAATGTGCTTTGTTAACTCTTCCGGGTTTAATGCCTCCAGAAAATTGGTCTGAGGAATATGAATTACCTCAGCCTTATTCTTCTGTGGGTTCTCGCGGAGTTACAGCTTTAGCCTCACGAATGCTTTCAGCTTTGATCCCATTAAACGACCTTCCGTTTTTTACTTTTGGTTTAAAATCAGGAGTAGAACCAGAAGTTGATACATCTAACTTACTTAACTCTATGTCTATGCAAGTCTACGAAAAGATGCGTAGTAAAAACATACGAGAATCTTTTTTCCAGGCTCTTCAAAGCCTTATTGTAGTAGGTGATGTAGCTGTTAAATTAGAAGAAGACTTTACTATTCGTTGTATTCGTTTTGATCACTACGTAGCTATAAGAGACGTAGTGGGTGATTTGGTAGAGTTTATTCATCTAGAGTTTGTTCCTGATGAAACACCTTTACCCGTAGATTCTCAAGAAAGCTATGGGTTTGGTATGTGGAATCGCAATGGGTTTAAAACTATTTTCTGTCGTTACGTATTAGACGAAGATGGGAAATGGCATGGTAGAAAAGAAGACTATGAAGGTACTGTAATTGATGAAGGTATATTTGAAGTCTTCCCTTATGCAGTTTTACGATGGAACTCTGTAGTTAGTGAAAACTATGGTAGAGCTAAGTGTGAAGAAATCTACGGAGATTTAAAAACACTAGAAGCTTATACAGAAAGTCTTATTAACAGCATGGGAGCGGCGTCTACTTTCTTTATGGGAGTTTCGCCTACTGGCGTTACAGAGCTAACTGATTTAGCTGAAGCTCAAAACGGCGAGTGGGTAGCGGCTAGAGCAGAAGACATGTATGTCATTTCTCCTGCTCAGACTATGAATCCTCAGATACAGCAGACACAGAGTAGTGTTGAAATGATGCGTAGAGAAATTGGCGAAGCTTTCTTAATGAACAGAGGTTCTATTAGAAATGCAGAGCGAGTTACGGCTACAGAAGTTCGTATGATTGGACAAGAATTAGAGCAGGTCTTAGGCGGAGCGTTTAGCTCAATTGCAAGAGATCTTTTAGTTCCTATGATTAAAAGAACTGTATACCTTATGGTTGAGGCTGGTGAAATCGATACTCGTTTAGCAACTGATTTCTTTGATAACGAAGGAAGACTTTCGTTTGATATTATTACAGGATTACAGGCGTTAAGCAGAGATACAGAACTACAAAAGCTTATGCAAATGGGTGAAATGGTTCGTAACCTACCTGAACAAGCAATTCAACACTTTAAATTTGACGAGTATGGCAGAGCTTTAATCTCAGCTCTTGGTTTTGATCCTTCTAATTGGGTGAAAACTCCTGAAGATCTAGAAGAAGAGAAGAGAAAAGTTATGCAAGAACAGCAAGAAATGCAAATTACTGGAGCTGCCGGACAAGGTATGGCTCAAGGAGTTGGGCAGGCTACAGGCGCTGCTGTACAACAAATGGCTCCTCAGGTTATGGAACAAATAATGGCAGGTGGAGCAGCTCCTGTACAAGGAGGTTCAATGTGACTCTTAGTAAAAGCGCTCAATATTATAGAAAAAATAAAAAGGCGCGCGAAAAAAAGAAGAGTTACGATACGACGTATCACAAATCCGCAGCGCGTCGTCAATACCGTTCTGAATTAAATAAAGAAAATCGTCGTCGTGGTACTTATGGAAATGGCGACAATAAAGATCTCTCTCACACGAAACGGGGCGGTATGGTTATGGAATCTATGTCTAAAAATAGAGCCCGGCAAGGCGCGGGCGGAAAACGAAAAAGGAAATAAAAATGACTGCATTTACTTTTAATGCTTCTATCTCTAAAGCAGCTAGAGGTATTGATCAATGTTTAATTGCTGTTACAGATGGTGATTTAGCAACGGCTGATCAGTTCACTGCCGGAGAAACTTTTTCTCTCGGTTACGGAACTCAAGGACCTATTAGAAAATTTATTTTATCAGACACTAGTGAAGCTGGTCCTGCTACAGGTACAATCGTAGCTGCTGATACAATTCTTGCAGACAACGGTGGAAGCGCTGATACTGTAGCTGGAGCTGGTAATGTAGGCGCTATTGCAGTAGGGGTTGGTTTAAACGATGCAACTCAGTTTGAAATGCTTGTTGAAATAAAAGCCGCTTTAGAGCATCCTAATGCTTTTGGACCCGACTTTTTTGATGTATCAAGTATGCCCGGATCAGCGGCTGATGGTGGCCAGTTCTTAACCCTAGAAGTTGAAGGAAGAGTAGCTTTTGGGGAAGATTTTAGCGAGATTGGTGAGATTGGTATTGTTCATACCCCGGCAGATCAAACTAAAATGAATCGAGTATTTTGGGAAAATTATTCTAATAAGTTAGATGATGATACCGCAATGTCAACAGTATTACAAGAACGAATGGGAACTGCTGATGCTAACGCTTCTGGTGGTTTTGATATAGCAAGTACATCAGAATACGAAGATAAGTTTTTACCTACGTTATTTGCATTTAAAAAGAAAGTAAAGTAATATGAATGAAGAGAACACACAAAATATTGAGTCTACTGAAACCGAAGCACCTGTTACTCCTGTTGCTCCTGAACCTGGTTCTGCTGAGTATAATGCTCGCATGGCAGCTGAAGGAGCCACTGCGTTAGGAGATGTGCCAGATAAGTTTAAGAATGAAGATGGTACAGTAAACATGGAAGCATTTACTCAGTCCTACATGGAACTAGAGAAACAATTCCATGCTCCAAAAGAAGAAACCGTTGTTGAAGAAGCTTCTAACACCGAAACTTCTGATGGACCTGATGCAGTTGTTGATGAATTACGTGTCCCTGATGTTGAGTCAGCTGATGATGTAGTTACTGAAGCAGCTAATGTAGGCATAACAAAAGAAGATCTTGGATCTATGACTGCTGAGCTTATGAAAACAGGCGAGATTAATTCAGATCAAAGAGCTTCTTTAAATGCTAAGGGTGTTGACGACGTTGTTATTGATGCTGTTGTTGAGGGCCAAAAGGCTCGTATGCGTGCTCAGTATGCAACTGCTTCGGAATATGTAGGCGGTTCAGAAAGACTGTCAAAAATTTTTGGGTGGGCTGCTCATAATCTTGATGAAAATCAGAGAGCCCACATTAATGCTGGCTTAGCTGGCGATGCAAGTGAAATCACGTTAAGAGGACTTGCTTCTATGTACGATAAGGCAATACAAAGCGATCCTGCTAGTATGGAAATGAGATCAAGCGTCAAGCCTTCTCAAAACCCAGCTGGTCGGGAAGTAGTTCAAGGTTTTTCTACAAAAGCCGAGTATTACGAGTCGTATGAAACTTTATTAAAAAATCCTCATGATACAAAACTACGTGGTCAGATTGAAGAACGTATGCAATTAACTGATTGGTCTATTATTCAGTAAGCTACTCTACGGATATAGTAAACTAAATAAGAAACAACGGCCCGCAAGGATAACCGTAATTAGATAATTAACATTTTTTGATCTACTTGCAACTTTAAACTAAACTAATTAATTAAGGATAACTACAATGGCTAATGTCCCATTTGCCGCCCCGAGTAATATTTACGGGCGTACTAGTGATACCGTAGGCGCAGGTGCTGGTCAGCGTTTAGCTGCCACTACTGGTGGTGCTGAAGGTACTAACAAACTATGGCTTCCTATTTGGTCAGGCGAAGTAATTCGTGCTTATGATCAGTATCGTATCTTTGAACCAATGGTCGAATCTCGAACCATTGCTTCTGGTAAGATTATGGAATTCCCAATTACCGGAACCGCTGCACTTAAAACTGCATGGGGTGCTGGTGAAGAACTTCTTGGTAACGTTGATAACCACGTTTCGAAGACAATTGCTGTCCAGCTTGATGCTCGACCCATTGCTTCGCACTTTGAAATTGACAACATTGACCTTATGATTAGCCAGTGGGAGTTCCGTTCGGAGCTTGCCCGTCAGGCTGGTCAGACTCTTGCTAACGCTAGAGATCTTCAGGTTGGTGCATTCTTAGTTCGAGCAGGTGCTGAGTCTCTTGTTGCATCTGATCCTCGTCTTGCAGCTAGTGCTACTAGCAGTAAGTGGCGTAACAGTCTTAAGCTTTCCCCGTTCTTCCATGTTGGTGGAGCTCTTAGCTCTGCTACTGAGAACACTGTAAGCAAGGCTGATCTAGCACACTTAGGTAAGACCGCTTCTACCGATGCTCAGAGAGCTTCTGCTGCTCTTGCACTTCTTGAGTGCGTTGAAGAGTTTATGGTTCACCTTCAGGAAATCAACGCCCCTGGTGGCGGAGTCTTCTGTGCTGTAACTCCTCAGACTTTCCAAGACATTCGTGCTCTTGGTGTAGCTCGTAGCTCTGCTGACCTAGCTGGTGGCGCTGGTCGTCCTCTATTCGGCGGCGTAGCTGAAGCTGGTGGTCTTGGTGCTCCTCTTAGCGAAGGTATGATGGCTCTTACTGACTCTCTTGAGTACATGGGCTGCAGCATTGTTAAGACTAACCTTATGCCTAACATGGATGCCTCAAAGAGTGGTTATAACATTGGCGAAGCTCGCTATAACCTTAACTTCTCTGATGCTCCTCACGATAACTCTAACGTCGAATACGGTACTGCTGTTAACGATGCAGTCGATGGTCTAGGTGTTGGTGCTATTATCTGGCAGAGCGGTGCAGTTGCTTCTATTCAGAAGACTGGTCTCAAGGTTGACACTGTTGATGATGTCCGTCGTAACACTGTATTTACCGTTGCTTCGATGATGAGCGGTACAGGCGTTCTTAAGCCTGAGTGTGCTTCGATTGTTTCGACTGTTGATATTGGTGCTGTCTCTTCTGGTAGTCAAACTGATGACTCTCGTGCTCAGATGCGCGAAATGCTCGGTATGACCGCAGAATATGGTACTCTAGTAAGCAACTCTTGATAGTTTAGACTGAAAGGAACCTTTATGGTTTTTGTAATCTCCGTAAAAAGGAGGTGATTCAGTCTCGCCAGTGGTATTCAATGGCGTTAAATCCACAATATTGAACCCGGTCCTCGGAGCTCAGCTTCGGGGACCGGCTTTTTTTGTTTTATAAATTTATAGGAGAAACCTATGGGAGCTTATACAAAACTCCAAGCAGTAAATGAAATGCTCTTGTTTTCTGGAGAAACACCAGTAGACGATTTGACAGGGGCCTCCGGCGTAGACACTTCAATTGCTTTATCTATTCTGGATCAAAAAACACTAGACGCTCAAGCTCGTGGCTTAGCTGATAATATAACTATTAGAGATTATACTTTGCCCACAGACAATACAGTGGTATATCTTCCGGCAAATATTCTATCAGCTACTCTTTTAGATCTTGTAGAAGCAGAACATCCGGATGTTACATATGCACGAGTTGTTGTAAGAGGCGGCCCTGATCGACCGCACCTTTTTAATCTAACAGACTCAACATCCTTTTTTAAAAAGGGTACTTATACAGTTGAGCTTATATTACAAGTTGGATGGAATGACTTAGATACTCCTGTTCAAAAAGATATTATGATGCAAAGTGCTAGGCAGTATCAAATGTTAACTCAAGGTGACGGCGCTGTTGATAATTATCTAGCTCAGTTAGAGCTGTACTATGGAGCTAAATCCAAAGGATCTGATGTACGTAGTAAAGGTTATAATATACTAGACTTAAACAACGCAGCACATAAAGCTACTTCTCGTAATATACGAAGAGATCCTGATAGATTTCGTCGTTGGAACGCATGATCATAAGGAATCATAAATGCCTACATTAAACCCAAGAGCACGATATCCTAGCGATCAAACTAGGATACCTATCCCAACGTTATCTGGCGGTGTTGGAAGACAGGCGCCTACAAAAAGAGCTGTAAACGAAGCTCAGAATTTAGATAATATTTTAGTTACGCTGGAGAGATCCGCTGAAAAAAGACCAGGCAGTACTTTTCTGCGTCGATTTAGTAACTCAGCTTTAACTACTTTAGATGCTTCGTCGCCTAACACCTCTGAATTAGATTTACATGATAAATCACTAACGGCGGATTACAAGTTCTTTTGGTTTCAAGTAGCTGAAACACAACGGTATTTAGTAGCTATTAACCATAAGTCAGAAGCAAGCGCTGGTAGTCCTTCAGGCACTGAGTTAGCTAACTACATGCAGGTTTTTAAAGTAACTAAAGACGGCTTTCTTGAGTGTGGTCTTTCTGGCCACAACACGGCTGCTTTCTTTAATTACTTTACTTATAAAGCCGGAAACGCTTTACAAACAGCAGACGATGCGCTTTCCTCTATTACTATTGGACCTCAGCTTTTAGTAAACAACAGTACTGTTAATACTGGTTACACAAGTAAGTTAAGAACTTTTACTGAACATGAAACTTTAGGTGGCGTAGCTACAGACCACACAGCAGGCGATTCTGCTTGGTGTAAGATTGGTCTTGATGGAGAGTTTATAACTACAGGAGCCGGAACAGCTGGATCTCCTACTGACTATACCGAAGATATAAACGGTAGAAAACTTGTTTACTTTACTACTACCCCTGTAGATACAGAAGGTCAAGGAAGTATTTATGTAGATGGTAAGTTTTTTGTGAAGAATGATCAGGTATTTGTATCGGTTCCTTCAGGCACAGATCTTGCTCCTTATTTGAAAAGAGAAGTTACTGGGTCAGGAACTATTAAATTTGGAGCCGCTTCAAACGGAAATCAAACCTATACAGTATCCGCAGAAGAAATACCCAACTCTTTAGCAGACTATGGTGTAGATCAGCTTGTAGTAGACCACAATCCCTCAGATAACAACGAAACAATTACTCTTAGATTTACAGGCCAAACAGAAAGAGACGCTTTTGCTGGAACTAATACAGTACCGGGTTTAACTCGATTCACTTTAGCTGGTGTGTCTCTTCCTTTAGAAGACGGTGTTAACAACTCTGTTATAACTAATGGTACAGATGGAGCTAAGTTTACAATTAAGTGGACCGCAACAGCATCGGGAGACGGTCTTACTGTAGGTCTTGTGGCTGATGCGGTTAAGGCTGCTTATGATGCGGGTAGTAGCGTTCCTTTTACGGTTCCTTTTGACTTTATTGGAACCTTTAATCCTGATGGTTCAACGCTTCCAGCAAGTATCAGTGACTATGTTTTAGATTATTCTGGAGGAGATTTAAGAACTAATCAACTCTACGGCAACGCATATACTTTAGTGTTTACTGCTCTAAGAGACGGTACATCAAACAGTACTCTTCCTTCAACAGCAGTTGCTGCGGCAAGTTCTGAAGCTTTCTTTACACTAAGATCAGACGACGATGGTGGAGCCATTGCTAAACATATTCCGGTACAAGATTGGCGATATCCAGACTCAACTAGACGCTATTTAGGTAACCAACTTTCTGATTTTTCTGAGTTTAACTTTCCTCCTAGAACAGGAGAAAATACAGTAGAAAGCGATGGTTACGTTGAAAATGTCACTTTTGGTGGCGTAACTAGAGAAACCTTTAGTCGCTTTAATCAGCCTCCAGTTTTAATGGAAGATAAAGTAAAAACTACTTTAGCTGCTTTATACTCCGATTTATCTAATGGCAACGGTAAAATTTACTATGTTGAGAACTCATATGCTGGAGAAGTTCCCGGGTATTACATTGTAAAGGATGTTACTAATACTCCTTACACCCGACTCGTAAGAACGCCAGAAGAATATTCTGTTTTAGATGAAGATCGTTTTCCTAAGATTATAAAGATTGGTTCTTTTAGCAATGGAATTGAACAGTTCGTAGTTCAAAACATGGATCTAGAAGAACGTCGTTCAGGTAACATTACTACTAATCCAGGACCTGAGGCTTTTAAAGATGGTAAGCAAGCTCCTATTAAAAGTATGGGTTTCTTTAGAGACCGTTTATTTTTATCTTCAGGTGATACAGTATTTTCTTCTAGGACCGGGGACTTTTCTGACTTCTGGGCTGAAAATCCCAGCATTGTTGCCGATACAGATCCTATTGACGTTCGTTTATCGACTAATAAATATGCGGAAGTAGAGTCTATGACTCCTTTTGCTTCTAGTCTTTTTATTAACACAGGATCCGATATTCAGTTTACTCTTAAAGGATCTGAGAATAATATTACCCCATTTACAGCAGAGGTTAGTCCTACTGCTTTTTATTCTACGTCGCCTTTAGTAAACCCTGTTTTATTAGGATCTCAGATTTATTTCTTTGCTCCTGAACGAGCCTATGTTTATTTTAACGATAGTACAGTGACGGTAAATCAGGCTATTGAGGTTAGCTTAAACTGCCCTAATTATTTACCAAAAACTTATGGAGAAATTGCTGTAGTTCCGGGTTATGATTCTTTATGCATGATTGATAAGGATAACAGAAAATTTCTTTATGTCTATACAAATAGATATAGAGGAGCTGATGTTGTTCAAAATGCTTTTTATAGATATGTATATGATGTAGATATTATGACTGTTGAGTCGTATGATAATGACTTCTACTTAGTTAGTCGTCATTTAGTTACAGGATCTCCAGATACATACAGATATTATTTAGATTATCAACGTTTTTATGAAGAAGATAACTCTGTTCCTCGATTAGACCACCAAGTTACAATTGATGAAGCGGTTGTTTCTGTAGGTTCTCCTAATCATCAAGAAGGAAGCATTGTTTATAACGCTGGGACAGGAAAAACAACAATAACTGTAAAGAAATATGGTAATAGATTAGTAGATACTTTGTACATAGCGCCTGGAAATTCAGCTGAATCTAGAGCAGGCGAAATTATTCAATTAGCTGCTGGCAAACAAACTGATGTTGTTGATTCTCTTACTTGGAATGATGGTACTTTAACCATTGTTTTAATAGGTGACTTTACTACAGGTGGAGCAAATTATCGTAAGTTTATTATAGGAACATCTTATACCAGTACTATTGAATTGTCTCCTCAGTATATGAGGGATCAAAGCAATAACGTTGTTGAAGGTACTTTGTCTCTTAGAACTTTGCATCTGCAACACCACAATACTGGGACATATCGTATTGAAAAAGCAACGCGCGGAAGAAGAAAGGCTGTTCTAACATATACTCCTTCTGAATTAGATGAAGTTAATGTTGCTGATGCAGACGATCTTCCTTTGCCTTTATATGAAAAAAATGGGGAATCTTTTACCAAGATTATGGGATACGCTGCTGAGACAGATTTATTTATTGTTTCAGACTACCCTAACCCAATGAATATTGCACAAATAGAACTCAAGGGCAGATTCACGAGTAAAACCTCGGGATTTGTCCGTTAGTGTTCTCTCTTTTAGCTCTCGGCTCTCCTTCGGGAGAGTCGGGGGTTACTTTATTGGAGATAAAATGGATATAAGCTATCCTTTACATACTCTTGACATTATATTAGATAATGAAACATTTGTAGATCGTAACAACGAACTTACAGATCGAAAAGGCGTTCTTCGTGCTAATAAAACTCAATTATTATTACGAAGTACTTTTGAAGAATTGTTAATAGAACGACAGACTATTTTAGAAGGTCGTGGTTTTAGAGCTCCCGAAGACTGGGAACTTGAGTGGAATATCAACTTAGGTCCTGTATGGACTCCTGCAGACGAAGCAAACTTAGCTATTTGGCTTAGCCCAGATAAAATGGTTGTGGATACAGGAACTGGATTTGGTACAATAGGTCTTTGGGAAGATCAGTCAGGCAGTAAGTATGATTTTTACAACGCGGCCTTTAATCACCAACCAACATTAGGAACTCATTTAAACGGGTTTAAGCCTGTTGTATTTCCCGGCAACGTAAGTGCAAATACTAGAGATTTTTTGTACATGGGCGGAGAAGGAGAAGCAAATCAGTGGCCTACTAACACCAATCCCGGCTCAGGAGATCGACTAACTATAGGTATGATGGTAAACACAGGCGAAGATGATGATCGTGCTGCTGGCTTGTTACTTAGTGTTGGCGGCGTTGGACAAAGTTTAGGCGGAACCGATGATTGGAACATTAGAAAAATATGTGATTCCTCTGAATCTAAATGGCGTTTAGATTGGGGAGATCATAACGTAGAAAATGAAGCTTTAACATTTGATGCTGATCAGTTTTTTGTTACTGGAACAAGTGGTAGTAACAGAACTGCGTTTAAGGTTGACGGTGGAACAGCACAAGAAGCTGCTATTAATATTATAGGTCAAAACTTAGAGACCATAGCTTCTAATAACGAAGTTGTTATTGCAGCAGATATAGCAAGTGGTGGAGTTGTATCTCAAAACAATTTTAAAGGTAGTATTTACGAAATAATTTTTATTGAATCAGAAATGACTACTGCGCTAAGTGAAACAATAGAGGGGTACTTTGCGCATAAGTATGGAAAGACATCTAGTCTTCCCAGTGATCATCCTTATAAAACAGAACCCCCTCGCTCAAAAGGAAGATAATATTATGGCAATGCGATATGGTGGAAAATCTACTGGTCAGACAAAAAGAAAATCTGTGAAAACTAAAAAAAGCCGTGGCGGTCGTGCCGCTAGTAAAACAGTTGGTCGGGGCAATGCTCATGGCAAAGGCGCTCGCGCCGCTCGTGGCACTTGAAAGTGAGATAAACAATGCCTATTAGTGACAATATAACAACGGAATTAGAATATAGTATAAATACCGCATCTAATACTTACGACTATAGCGGTATAACTGGGTTAGATACGGATAGATCTTCGGCTTCTCAGCTGATCGTTCTTTTTACTTTTAACAACTTTACAGACGGAACTGCAGTTAGTAGTAGAACCTTTACAAACTGGTACGATCCTTTTCTATTACCTTTAACAAAAGCTGATGGAACGAGCGTTCTTACCTTTAATGACGCTACTTTTCAGGTGACAGTTACTTCTTCTGAAACAACAGGTGCTTTAGGTACTGTAAAAGATGCGGGAGGAACTGAGTTTACTAGACCTCTACATGATTCAGGAACTAAGATTAGAATTATTAGAGCTCAAGATGTAAATAATAAAAACCATGTCTTTGCTCCAGGATCTAGAGTTACTTCAACTTCTTTGAATAACGCTATAGGTCAGGTATTTGATTCTGTTGTTGAATTGAACGGTAGGTTAGTAAAGGTAGAAAGCGGTAACTTTGAAAGTACTGGCTCTCTTCCTTTACAAAACTTAGCAGATATTCCTGCTCAATCAGGTGCAGCTGTTAAAATTCTTCAGTATAATCCATCTAGTACACCTATTTACGAATGGATTGATCCTCCTGCTGGAAGCGGAAGTTCTTCAGGAGATATGACTGGCATTGATATTACTGGCGGAAACGGTATAACTTTAAGTCAAAGTAATACTACTTCTGGAAACTATACAGCAACGGTTACTGCTGACTTAAAATCAAACGGTGGTATTGAAATAGATTCGCACGCTAATGACTTAGCTTTAAATCTAGGTCATGCTGCAATTAACGGAACTTTGGCTATATCAGACGGTGGAACTGGATCTACAAGTGCAGCTAATGCTAGAACTGCTTTAGGATTAGGAACAGCAGCTACTCAAGCTACAGGAATTGCTAATACTAATGTTCCAAAGTTTACTTCTGGGGTTGCTGATGATGATTTCCTTCGAGTTAATGGAGTGTTAATCGAAGGTCGAAGTGCGGCTGAAGTTCTTAGCGATATAGGTGCGCAAGCTGCAGACGCTGATTTGACTGCTATAGCTGGTCTAACTTCAGCGGCTGACAAAGGTATTCAGTTTACTGGATCAGGAACTGCTGGGGTTTATGACTTAACAGCAGCTGGCAAAGCTTTGCTTGATGACGCAAATGCAGCTGCCCAGCGTACTACGCTAGGTATTACAAACGTTGGAGCTTATACTGGTCAGATAGAAGCTGCCGCAAATAAGACATATACACTTGACCCAGCTGCAGCTACTGCTAGAACTATTACAGGGTTCTATATTAAAAGCGCTTCTGGTACAGTTACAGCAACACTTAAAGTTGGAACTGATGTAGTTAAAGCCGCTAGTGTTACTAGCTCTAGCGGAGATCAAACTTCGTTAGCAAATACAGGCGTATCAGTTAACGAAGCTATTACTATTGTAACTACCTCTAACTCCTCTGCAACAGACGTAATCTTTTCAGTGGAGTATACAGAATGAGTAATACTTGGTTATTATTTCCTGCTACAGAAACAATTAAAGATACTTATACTCAATCGGCTCAATGGGTTTGGCGTTCGTCCAATAACTGGTGGAATAATATCGATGAGGGTACTTGGTCTAGTACAGGTAGTACAACAGGTACTTATTTAAAGTTAGATAGCGGCAGTCGTATTGGTCTTAGTAATATTATTTTTTCTGCCTCCGATCCAAACCAAGCTGGTTTAAGCGCGGACTGGGAAATTCGGTTAACCATTTCCCCGTCATCGGGAGGAGTAAAAACGACTATTCGTGGATCTAATACTGGGGCGGGTGATTCGGTTTGGGAGTGGGTTGATAGCGGCGGAAGTACTATAACTTTAAGCACCGCTGATATTGAAGATGGTGGAAACTTTGGTTGGGACGCGGGTGATACGATTAAGATAGAACTTGTAGACCCTTAGGACCGTCTGCTGCTGTTGCAGATTGTGGAGCGAATGCCATAACGGTTACGCCCTTCAGTGCAGCTAGCCCTCGGGCAGCAGCGTCGGACTTATCATAGAGGCGCTAGGGGTCCTGTGTCCCCTAGCGTCTTTTACTTTATATATATAAAAGAGAGCTGAACTCAACTACGGGGAATTAGTATGGAAATCATTACTGATGAAAGAATTATCGAGTTGTTGATGATGCTTGTTGGATCAGCTTTACTGGGATTAGTCGGGTTTGTGTGGAAAATAAGCCACAAGGTTTCAGAAAATTCTAAAAGAATAGATAGTTTATCAAGTATGCAGCAAAAGGATATTGCTCAGCTTAATCGAGATATAGACATGATTATTTCAAAAGTAGACAAACAAGGAGAGTGGGCTACTAACAGAATGATGTCAATAGCAAAAGAAATGCCCAGATAAAGGATTATATCCATGAGCATGGAATTAATTTCAATGTTAGGAGGAGGCCTTGCAGGTTTCATATTCCGTTTTATGGCAATGTCTGTGGAAAATCAACAGAAAACTACAGAGATGCTTTTACAAAAACAAACAGCAGCAGATGACTCAGCTGATAGGGCTGCTAAGCGTGGCACTCATTTCGGTAGGCGGGTGCTCGTCTTCACCGTCCTCTGGGTACTCGCTGTCGCCCCTTTCGTCGGCGCCCTCATCGGAGTTGATACGTGGGTTGAAAACGAACGAGCCCCTTGGGACCTCCTTGGAATTTTCTCAGGTGGGTGGACTAAACTCCAAGGAATCATCGTGTTACCTGAGCTTCGCGCTGCTCTTCTTGCCGCCGTTGGTTTTTACCTTGGCGGTTCTTCCATTGCGAGAGGTAAATAAGAAAAATGAACGAGAATCAGATGTTTGATTTACTTCTCCTAGCTATTGGTATTGTTGCCGCTATGGTAGGAGCAGTTTTATACCGTGTATGGGCAATACCAGCCATGCAGCAAAAGATAGAAATTATGGACGAGGAACAAGCCAAAGCTCGTCAACACATTCATGATATGCGAAATACTCTACACGAACACGATACAAGGATCACTGTTCTTGAGGAAACAAAACAAGAAACCGTTTCGTAAAAACCAATTGCCTCGCATTCGATTAGCTGAGGCCAAGCTTTTAAAAAGGAAAAGATACAATGCCAATGGTAGGAAAAAAGAAATTTGATTATAGTGCTAAAGGTAAAAAAGCAGCAAAAAGTTACGCAGCTAAATCAGGTAAAAAGATGACTAAAACTAAGCGTAAGGCTGGCATGGGTAAAAAGAAAGGCTACTGATGGCCAAGAAAAAGAAAAAAGCTAAGCGAGACGCTTGTTATAGTAAAGTAAAAAGCCGTTATACTAAATGGCCTAGTGCTTATGCTTCAGGAGCTTTAGTTAAATGCCGAAAGGTAGGGGCTAAAAACTGGGGTAATAAAAGCAAGGGTAAGAAAAAGTAATGGCTAAGAAAAAATCAGCTACTTCAGGTGGTCTAAGAAAATGGTTTGGTCAAAATAAAGGCAAGGGGTGGGTTGATTGTAAAACAGGAAAACCTTGTGGTCGAAAATCTGCCAAAGGAAAAAGTAAAAGACCTTACCCTGCTTGTCGACCTACAAAATCACAATGTACTTCAGCTAAAAATAAGAAAAAGGGACCTGCTAGGATCTCTTGGAAAAAAGGAAAGAAAAAGAAATGAAAAAAACTAAGAAGAAACTAGTTGGCAGGAAGGCTAAATTGGCTGCAATGACTCCCCCTTATAACAAAGTTACTAGAGGGGACGTAATCACAGCTGCTAAAAAAAGTAAGCGGGGTAAAAAGAAATGAAGACTACTTTTAAATGTGCTTGTGGTACAACTACGCGGGCTACGGAAAAAGATGCTTATAAAGCCATTAATAAAAAAGCTGGTTTAAAAAAAGACTACAAACCCACGGGGAAGAAAAATGGCTAAAAAAGGAAAGTCTAGAAGTAAAGGAGCCATGAAAGGTTGCAATATAGGTAATGGCTGTAAATCAAAAAGAGGAGGCCTTACTGCTAAAGGCCGTCGAATGATTAACCGAAAGACTGGCAGCAAGCTTAAAGCTCCTCAACCTGGTGGTGGCTCAAGAAAGAAAAGTTATTGTGCAAGATCTGCGGGACAAATGAAGAAGTTCCCAAAGGCTGCAAAAGATCCCAATAGTCGTCTTCGTAAAGCAAGACGACGGTGGAAATGCTAAAACAAAGGAAAGAATGTTGGATTTTAATATCGAAAGTATTTTAGGAACTGTATTTTATAGTATCGTAATTTTCGGACTAGGTGCATTATCTGGTAAAAAGATTTGGAACTGGGTCCGTAAGTTTTTCCCTTGGAATAAGTAATGGCTAAGAAACCCACAAAAAAGTTTGCTCCTCATACAATGTATTCTAAAGACGGTAAAGGAGTAAAAGCCAATACCTTTAAGAAACACCTTGAGCTTAAAAAGAAAGGGTACGGTCATAAAAAGCCTTCAACTAAAAGGAAAAAGTAATGGACTACAAGACCCTAAACGAAAAGCTGTATTGGTCTCTAATGAATGATTTAGAAGATCCTGAACAACGCAATCCTCAATTGTATAAAGTTGTTTTAGATGTTCTTAAAGAAAATAGAGATCAACTAGAGCTTACCGAAAGAAATATTGATAAGGTAATTGAAGAAAAGATTGATCTTCCATTTAAGTTTGGAACTTAGGCGTTAAAGCCTGAGTCTAAGAGAGACAAAACAAGTTAGCTTAAGAGCAATCCTAAGTTAACTTTTAGGAGAATACTATTATGCCAATACCCGAAATAAATAAAGATCTTCTTCCAAAGAATATCCCAGAAGATATAACTGAAGACTTTAGAAATCATTTGCATCAGTGCATGAAGTACTTAGGATTAGGTGAGCCTACTCCTCTTCAGTATATGATGGCAGAAAGATTGCAAGACGGTAGAGACGAGTTTCAGCTACAGGCTGGTAGAGGAGCGGGAAAATCTGTATTAACATCTATGTTTGCTTCGTGGCTTCTACTTAGAAACCCTAATCATGTCATAATGGTGTTATCGGCTACCGCTATAAAGAGTACTGAGTTTATCAGTATGACTCGTAAAATATTAACTCTTGTCCCATATATGAAGCATTTAGAACCCGGACCTAATACTAGAGATTCCGCTTTTGGTTTTAATGTAGAATGTAGACAGACTACGGGACAAGATCTTTCTGTTTTTTCAAGAGGTATCTCGTCACAGATTACTGGATCACACGCAGATACGGTTATTTTAGATGATGTAGAAATAGAGAAAAACTCAGAGACGGCAGAAGCAAGAGAGAAACTATTAAACAAGGTATGGGAAATTGAACAAATCAGAAACCCCGGTAAAGGACTTATCCGAATTTTGGGAACTCCTCAAAGCTCAGAGTCTATCTATAATAAACTGCGAGATGCATATCCATGCTTTAAGTTCCCAGCGCTCTTCCCAGATCCAGATTTTCCGGGACAGATGCGCGATGTTGATACTGATATTCTTGAACTGGGCCTCGAAGTTGGTGAGTCTACACAACCAGAGCGCTTTCCGGATGACCTTCTCGCAGAGCGTAAGGCAAGAATCGGACCAAAACTATTCAGTCTGCATTATCACTTGGACACCTCTTTGGCTGACCAAGATCGTTACCCGCTTCGGCTTAACGATCTTATCGTGTTGGATATTGACCACGAAGTCCACCCAGATAAAATAGTATGGTGTTCTGAACCCGCTAAAGATTTACCCTCGTTTGGTTTAAACGGGGATGTTCTTTCAAAGCCTATGTGGACAGCTGATTCGTATACGCCTTACAAACACACCGTAATGCATATAGACCCCTCTGGTAGAGGTAACGATGAAACGTCTGTTTGCATAGCCTCTTTTGGAAATGGCTATGTTTGGATACACGAACTTTGGGGTTACGACGGGGGCTATGAAGATGCTTTATTAGAGAAAATAGTAAAGCTTGCTTTAGATTACCCTGGATTAAAACTCATTAGGTACGAAGAAAACTACGGTGATGGTATGTTTGGTTCTTTGTTAATGCCTCATATATCTCGTTTAGCTGGATCTCAAATAGGAATAGAAGGCTATCGAGTAAGTGGTATGAAAGAAGCTCGGATTATAAAAGTACTGGAGCCTGTAATGGCTCAGCATCGTCTGTGCGTTGATCGAAAGGTTATTAGGCAGGAAGAGACTCAAAGACAGTTAACCCGCCTGTACGAGCGTCGTGGTGCTTTGAAACACGATGACCGAGTAGATGTTTTAGCAGCCTCAGTGGAATACTTTGAACACACTCTTGGTATTGATGTTGATGAAATGATTGCAAAGAACGAACACGCACAACAAATGAATCTCATTGAAAGCTGGGAAGACGATAACCGCCGAGCCCCGTTGATACTGGGAGATCGTATGTCCGGCGCATCAAGAATTAGAACACTTAATCCTCAAGAAACAAATAAAACTGTTTTTGGACAAAGGCGAAGAAAATGGCGTTGAACGTAGTAACCGGGATTGGACCCCGCGTTGGCTCGTCTTTTGTCATGCAGCAATGTAAAGAAAACAAGTTAGAAGTTAATGGAACAAAGTTTTTAGGGGGTATTCTTCCAAAAGAAGGTAACCCAAAAGGATATTACGATCTGTTTCCGTGGGATGTATCTACTCTTCAACACGGTATAGCAAAGGTATGGCCTATACAACTACATTCTATTTCAGCCCCCGTCAATAGAATGGTCATACTTAAACGAAGAGATCTCACGGAACAGATCAATTCCTGTTTACGTCAAATAGAACGGGAGCCTTTTGATATCAAAGCGACACCGGAAGAAATTATTACGATGTCAGACTACAAACTAAATAAGTGGTTATCTAAAAACAAAGTAGACCACTGTTCGTATTATACAGAAGACTTAGACTCTAGTATAGACGAAATAATAAAATTTTTAGGAGATTAATATGGGTGCTGTATTAGCTGCAGGGCTTGGAATGGGCGCTATTGGCGCTGCTGGCGGAATACTGGGAGCTATTGGTGGACAACAAGATGCTCAGGCTCAGTATTTAGCCAATAAAATAGAAGTTGAAAGAAACAACTTTGAGAATAGCTTAAAAAACGATAAACAAAACATGGCGTTAGCTAGAAAAAACGCTCAAATTCGTTTTAATAATGCAAAAATAGGAGAAGCGGCTGTTAAGAACTACTCGGATACTCTTCGAGATAATAAAACAATGTTTGCGGCTGCTTCTAAGCAGAGCGCAAAAAATCTTATTTCCAGCTTTGCTACAATGGAAGCACGAGCAACCGGAAAAAATCTTCGGGGTGGTATGCAAGCTAGGTTTAAAGCTTTAGCCACTGAAAAAGGAAAAGAACAAAGATCTGCTTTAGTTTTAGAAAAGTTTAGAATGGATACTAGTGCTGAGAACGTTTATCAAAACGCGTTATCTCAACGAGATCTTATGACTAGAGGAGAAGCTAATATTTATATGCCGGGTTCTACAGGAATAGCTCCTGGTAGTGGAACTCTAAACTTGATTGCTGGCTTATTAGGTGGTGGCGCTAGCGGATTTGCTTCCGGTGTTTCCACAGGGGCTACTCTTAAAGAGCTATAAAGGAAAGTTAAATGCCCAGATCAGATATAGAAGGCGCTCGTTCTACTGAAGGACGCGGTGCTCAAACAGACGCTTACGGGTTTCTGCAAGATAATAGAGCTATGACCTCAGGTCGAATTACTCCTGTAAATCCAAACTTACAACAGGGCGGTATTCAGTTCGGAGATGTCGTATTTGGCCGAAGCGCCAATCAAATTCAAGCAGGCGGCAATCAGTCCACACAATTAGCTAATCTTTTAAATACAACTGTTGACGCAACTAGTAATATTGTCAAAGGCGTTAAAACAATCTATGAGTCTCATGACAGAGAAGAAGATCGGCGTCTTCAAGCAGAGTTAGATAATAGAAAAACAGCTACAAAGGAAGAGCTTCCTGAAGGACAGAAACCTTGGGGAGAAATGTCTGAAGCCGAACAGGCAGGAGAATTAGCAGAGCACTACAGAAAAGTTAAGAAGAGCATGTGGCTAAAAGGTTCTCGATTAGCTGCTAAGCAAAAAGCAACTGCATCTCGCTTAATGATTCCTGGTTTGACAGCTGATGGTTTAATCAGCGATATAGTTAGAGAACGTTTAGAAATTCTTTCAGATACTTCTTTAAGCGAAGATGAAAAAAGCGGGGCTTTGATTGACTTAATGGGACGGTACGAAACTGTTCTAGATGATCCTGATAGTCAGATAGCTGGTAATAAAAAGGCTTTAGATAACGTTCGTACTGCTTTGTATACAGGAATGATAGAAAATGAGAATAGAGTTTCTATTGCTGTAAACGAGTATTTAGAAGAGATTGCACCAGACTTAGACACAAGAATGAATGAGTTTATAGATCAAGCCTTAGCAGGCGGTTTAGAGGATGAGTTTTTAAATAGTCCTGAGAGGTTTATAGAAGCTTTTGTAGAGCATATGGGACCTGCTTTGCAAGAACCCATGATAGGAAATCCGGAGTTTGCTGCTGCTTTTGCAGAAAAACTAGGCCCTAAATATGCTGAGTTATTAGAAAGCCGTCAAGAAACAGGACTTAAAGTCTTAAGAAAACGTTTTGTAGCTAAGGCTCAGTTGGATTTTAGTTCTACAACAGACGCTGCAGCTGGTCTTATAGCATCAGAAGCCAACACAGACAGATTATCTCCACCAGAAATTGCAGAACGTCTTGAAGGTTTAATTACTCCTTATGTAAACACAACGCTTTACTCAAATAGCGTAGACGCTAACTTAAATCAATTAGCCCAACAAATGGCAAAATTAGTCATGCCTATTATTCAGCATGCTGAGGGAGATCCCTTTATTCAGGAAGCGGCTAGAGAAGCTATAGACGAGGTTATTAAACCATTTCTTATTGCTAATCAAGATACTTTTAATTTATCTGAAGAACAGCTTGATAATGTACTAGAAAATATTAATCGTTATTCTGCAAAGGCTCGTAATGAGGCTGGAGTAGACGGAAACAGTGTTCATACTAAGATTACTGACAAAAGTCCTAAAAACGGAGGTACAAGGGTAGAAACTAATCTTCCAAAAATGATGAGTAGTATGAGAACAGGCAACGAGGGTGAGGTAGACTATACCCTCGGCCATGCTAGAGATACTGTAGATGCCGCTTATATAAAGGCTACTCGAAGAATCCTTTTTAATAGTTTTACTCCTCAAAACGGTAAATCTTCTGCAGGATTGGTTGTGCTTAGTAATTTAGCAAGATTGACCAAGGACCCAAATAATTCTACAACTCACAGTGTTTTTATAAACGATATATCTAATATTATATCAAATTCAGAAACTGGTTTTGATAACGTAGATCAACTTGTAGATGAAGTTGAGGCTTGGTTTAAAGAAAATAGAATGTCTAGTGTACCTGAAGATGCTCGTTTTTTTAGTGATGATTTAAAAAGCGATTTAAAGACAATTCTTTTAGACGTTAGCTCAAACCCAACAAGAGTAGCCTTAGATAATTTACAGAGTGATTTAAATCCTTTAGGAGAAGATGGAGCAGAACTGTCTCCTGCTGAACAAAGACAGGCTTTTTTAGATGGAAGAACTAGAATAATAGACCAGCTTACCGCTCTTAGTAATGATCCGGATTTGCATCGTAATAACGGTTTAGTCTTTGGCGAAAATGGGGAAATAATTATTACAGAAATGCCTACGTATGAAGAAACTATGAGAAAGGTAATGACAGCTGGTGGAGAAGCTTTTGATGCGTACGTTCGTCTGATTGTACCAGAAATAGATCTTGAGGGTCGTTTACAACCCTTTGAAATTGCTGATGTTATTCATCCATTACTTACAGGAGCTTTGCAAGTAGATCAAGCTATGCGTCTAGTTGGGGTTGATTCTGGTGCTCGTAAAAATCGTTTTGATGCAATGGTTAAACAATCAATTACCGGAGTAGACAGAAACTACGTAGATACTGCAGCTGTATCAGAAGAGTTAAATAGATACTACGCAGCTGTTGAAGATCATATAACTATATTAAGCGATGACAATGCTTCAGAAGAAGATAAAAAAATTGCTCAAGAGGCTATTGAAGCAGCAACCATACTTTCTTCTGATTTTGTGGGTAAAAGGTTAAGCGAAGCTGCATTAGATGTATCTTCTCGTAGAGGTTTTGAGCTTAGTGAGATCGATGAAGCCTGGAATAGTCCTGTTTTTGAAGAAACTGGTGAAAAAGGTAAAACAGCTTTTGCTAAAGTGATTGCAGAAAAAGGTCCTTTAGGCCTTGCTACTCTTCGTACAGGCGATGGAAATGCTCTGCTTGCAGCTTACTATGAAGATTTAAATGGAAAAATTCCTACTCCAGCTACTTTTGGTTACTTTTTAAGCGAGCATAATCTTACGCTTTCTATTGATGAAACCGGAGAAACATTGACTATAGTAGACAATCCCGAAATCAAAGCTCCAAGACAAATAAATCTTTTTAATTTTGGAACCAGTGTAGATGAAAATAGGGATGGCGTAGTTATGACCTTGTCTGAATCTTTTACAGACCGACGACTTTTAAACCAAATGGCAGATAATATTGAAATAGCTAGATCAACAAATGCTCTATCAGGGCGTGATGCAAATGCTGCGCGAGATTTGGTGAGTGGTTTAGCTAAAATGAATGATCCAAGTACCCGTGGTGTGCCTGTAGCTCGACTTCGCAGAGTGGCAACAGAAGGAAACACTGAGTCAGAGCAGTTTAAAGTTAGGTCGCAAGAAGTTATTGATCGAGTTTTTGATGGTAATAAAGACGCCTTTGTTTTATTTAGAAAGCTTTTAAGAATTAATAGTTCTGACTCATTAGGCAATGCTAATCTTGGGTTTAACTTACAAGAGCTTTACAATTTAGATCTAAGACTTCAACTTATTAACAGCTCTAGAGAAATAAATCCACCAGAGTTTGAATCAAATCAAAAAAATCTTTATGATATAGATGACTATACTCCGTTGTGGGGCGTTGGAGCGGGCTCACTAGAAAACCCCA